GACATGGAGAGGACGCAGATCGAAGTACAGAGGTACGGTGCAGGGCTGACCAGCCTTGAGAGTGCACTGAAGCGGTTGGATGGCCTTGAGGGAGAGACGCTGAAACAAGAGATAGAGCGGATCAAGGAGGAGCAGCAAAGAGGCGCGATTACTCCTCCCGGAGGCGAAAGGAGCGGGCTAAACATCCGGTTGCCGGGCGCTGACGACGAGGGGGATGCGGGCGGTGAGCTTCAGTGAGTCGCCGTCCAGATGACCTTATCAGGTTGAGTGAGGCCGAGGCTGACAGGCTCGCCAGGCTGTACATGGAGGCCGAGCGCGAGATACTCCTGCAGATAGACAGAGCTATGGCCCGGGGCAACGACTTGCGCTACCTCCGCAGTATGCTCGATAACGTCCAGGTAATCCTTGAAGACCTGCTCACTGGCAACCGCCAGTGGTGTGAAGAGGCTATCCCTCGCGTGTACATCGAGGCCGCGAAATTCGCTGATGAGATGGTGGGTAAGGCAACAGGAGGCTTTGGGGCAATACATCAACAAGCCGTACAGGTCTTGGCCGAGAACACGTTCAACCGTCTCGAGTCCGTCCGCCAGGTGATTGGCCGTAGAGCAGAAGACTGGTATCGGCAATACGCACTCGAGACGACTCGGCAGAGCATCATCGGGTATAAGACCTGGAAACAGGTTGCCGCAGAGTACCGAGACAAACTCAGGGCCCATGGCATTACCGGTTTCACCGATAGCCGTGGCCGCGAGTGGAATATGAAGACTTACGCTGAAATGGTGGCCAGGACTACCACTATGGAAGCGCATTTGACGGGGACCGCGAACCGGCTCTTGGAACATGGACACGACCTCGTGAAGGTAAGCAGCCATGCGGGAAGCTGCGAAAAATGCGCTCCATGGCAGGGGAAAATACTGAGTTTGACAGGGAGGACGCCCGGGTATCCAACCCTCGAAGAAGCGAGAGCAGAGGGGCTGTTTCACCCAAACTGTCGCCACGCGTATAGCCTCTACATTGACCTTGATTCTGAAATCGAGGCACTTGAGAGGAAAGGGGTGTCAGTAAGGGACGATAATGATCCGAGAGCAGACGGGAAAGCTCAACAGGACATCGGCTCAAGTATCCCTGTTGAAAGCATATCAGCAGCGGCAAAGCAGGGTATCGCGAAGGCTATGTCTGAGGCGTTGGCGCATGGACTGCGAACTGACACTGAGTGCCTTCTGACCATAGACGCATCAACTGGGCAACCCGTATATGAGCAAGTCAACGGTGCCGCCAATTACGTTCAGTTCCCGGCGGCACTCATCGAGTTCTTACGTAGAGCGGACAGAGGGAGTGTTGTGCTTGTACACAATCATCCCAGCAATTCGTCGCTTTCAAGCGCAGACTTAGGGACTATGGCTGGGTATGACTCGATAAAGGGCATGTTTGTTGTCGGGCACGACGGAACAAAGTATTATGTGGGTAAGAAGGATACTCAGCTCACAGTAGAAGCTGTGTTACAGAGATATGAGAAGTTCGCCAGGCAGTACTACGATGAGTACTACCGCCTGGTTAAGGCCAAGAGGATGACTCCGGAGCAAGCGTCGAAGGAGTTCTCACACAGAGTGCTTGAGTCATTGGCAGAAGAACTCGATTTGGAATATAGGAGGTGGGATACGCCATGAAGCGACAGCCTGAGGGCCTGGATCTTGTTGCTTTTACTCCCGATTGGTCTCTGACTTTTGAGGAGAACTGGGAGCGGTATCGTGAGGCCTATCGTCGTGTTTACGGCGAGTACCCGCCCTCCGATACTGACTCGAAGAAGTCGTCGCAATCGGCTCCCCCTCCACGGCAATCCCGATAATCTTCGGGTCGTTGAACCGAATCGGTATCATGGCCTTCGAGTAGCAAAGCCGTTGGTTTTCTTCATCCCAGAATAGATGCCCCGAGATTAGCCTGCGGGGCTTTTTGTTTGGGATGGCTTGGAGCGAGTGTTCGCGGAGGAAGAGCCTGGTGTGCTCTCGGCCCAGCCGGATGAGGGTTGGCCGTAGTCCTTTTTTGCGGCACAGCCAAATGCGCGTATTGATACCGACCGTCACCGACTGGCGGTCGTTGTGGATTGTCCAGTTAGGTTCTATGGACTTGTCCATTTTGTTGTCCGTCATCACCCCTAGAGCATTTCGCCTGGGGGCGTTTTCATTCCTGGGAGGTGGGCTGCCATCGACAGAGTCATCCCGAAAAAGGTGAAGATCGGCGCCATCACTTATGAGGTCGTCCAGGTGGCGCGGCCACCGATAGTCGACCGCAGGGAGTGTACGGGTTCTATTGACTACGAACAGGCACGCATTGAGCTGCTCAACGACCGGTGCCAGGGTCAGATGGAGCAGACTCTGTGGCACGAGATTCTCCATGGCATTGCCTGTGACCGTGACATTGACGGCTTATTCGGTCAGTGCGACGACGACCACGAGCGGTGGCTGGACGCTCTTGCCGCCGGCCTTCATGCTTTCGTGGTCGACAACGGCTTGAAATTTCCCACTCAAGGATAATGGGCCAGGAGCCCAAGGAGGAATCATGATGAGCCAGGCGCTCAGAGACGTTGTAGACAGATTCATTGACCTGCAGTTGTTCGCGGAAGGCGACAAAGCCGACCCCACGAAAGACCAGTTGTCTCAGGACAAGGACGGTCCTCAAGGCGGCTCTCAGGGCGGCGACACCAAGACCTTCGACGAGGCATACGTCAAGAGCCTCCGAGAAGAGGCGGCCAAGTACCGCACTAAGGCAAAGGAACTTGAAAGCAAGCTAGAGACGCTGCCCACTGAGATAACCTCGAAGGTGCTCAAAGCTTTGGGCCTGGAGCCCGACCCACAGAAAAACTTTGAACAGCAGTTGGCAGAGGCCAACCGAAAGGCCCAGGAGGCCGAACAGAAAGCCAAGGCCCGGCTCATCGCCGCGGAGGTAAAGCTCCTTGCGGCGGAGATGGGGCTCATTGACGCCGACGCTGCCCTTGCGCTCATGGACAAGTCCAACGTCGAGGTGGATGATGCCGGCAACGTCAAAGGCGTCAAAGAAGCGCTTGAGGCGCTAGTTAAGGCTAAGTCTTGGCTCAAGAAGCAGAGCGGTCCGGTTGGCGGCGGCACGAACCCGCCGGGCGCGGGCGGCGCCGAGGTCAACCCGTGGAAGAAGGAGACTTTCAACCTCACGAAGCAGGCGCAGATCCTCAAGGAAAACCCCGCCTTAGCAGCGAGATTCAAGGCGGAGGCGGGCGTGAGGTAGTTATTGGCAACCCTTTAACGACTTTAGGAGAGTGATTTGAAGTGACCACGAAGATCGCTGACGTAATCGTCCCCGAAGTATTCAACCCGTACGTTGTCCAGCGTACGATGGAGTTGTCGGCCCTCGTGCAGTCTGGGATCATCGAGAACACTGCAGAATTTGACCGGCTCGCCTCTCAAGCAGCGAAAACCGTCAACATGCCGTTCTGGAACGATTTGACCGGCGAAGATGAGGTCCTGACCGACCAGAACGCTCTCACACCTGGCAAGATCACCTCGGGACAGGACGAAGCAGTCATCTTGCGGCGTGGTCGGGCCTGGGGCGCCAACGACCTTGCAGCCAACCTCGCGGGTGATGATCCGATGAGGGCCATTGGTGACCTGGTTGCAGCCTTCTGGGCGAGGCGTTTGCAGTCGACCCTTCTCTCGACGCTGGCGGGAGTGTTCGCTTCCGCAAGCATGGCTGGGAACCTGCACGACATCTCGGGCCAAACCGGGGATGCCGCGGTCATTTCGGCGTCCACGTTCGTCGACGCGGTCCAGAAGCTCGGGGACGCCAAAGAGGCGCTATCGGGCATTCTGATGCATTCGGCGACCGAGGCGAAGCTGGCCAAGGACAACCTGATCCAGACCGTGAGGCCGGCGGACGGCTCGCCCGAGGTCCGGACCTACATGGGTAAGCGCGTCATCGTGGATGACGGCTGCCCCGCGGCTGACGGTGTCTACACGACCTACATCTTTGGGCCTGGCGCGATCGCCCTCGGAAACGGCAACCCGGTTGGCTTCGTAGCGACCGAAACCGCTCGTGACAGCCTGGCTGGTGAGGATTACCTCATCAACCGCAAGACCCTGATCCTCCATCCTCGTGGAGTTCGTTGGGTCGGCACCGCGGCCGGAGTCTCGCCGACGAACGCGGAGCTCGCGACCGGCACCAATTGGAACCGCGTCTACGAGAACAAGGCCATCCGGATCGTGGCGTTCAAGCACAAGCTGGCGTAGCTGACGGAATCTAGGTAGCGACGAAGGGGCGGGCTTCGTCTCGCCCCTTCTCGATTAGAGGGGTGAACAACGTGAGCGTTAATGTCACGGCCTTCAACAGACACCGGAGAGAACTGGCTGCCAAGAGAGCGGCCGAGGAAGCGGCCAAGGCGCGGAAAGCGAAAAAAGCAGAGAAGCCGAAGTCGAACAAACCTGAGACGGCTCAGAAGGCCGAAGAGCCCGAATCGGGCGGTGAATAGCAGTGGCCGCGTACGTCACACTTGAGGAGGCAAACACCTACTTCGCGTCCAGACTACACGCTGAAGTCTGGACATCAGCCACTGACACCGACAAACAGAAGGCGCTCGACATGGCGACCAGGGCGATAGACCGCACGCCTCTCAAGGGTGTCAAGGCTAGTTGGGACCAGGCACACCAGTTTCCTCGCTATCCGGATACCGAGATCCCACAGGCGGTGAAGGACGCATGCTGCGAGGAAGCTTTGGCCATCCTTGAGCGCGGCAACAGCCAGCGCCGCCGATTGCAGCAGGAAGGCGTAGCCTCGTACAGCATCGGAGGGCTTACAGAAACCTTCGTAGCCGGCGCCCGGGGCAGAGGGCTAATCAGCCAGGAGGCGAGGGAACTGCTTCGTCCGTGGTTTCTCGGGGCGGTGACGATAACGTGATCAAGGGCTATCTCAATCAAACGGCCCTTTGGCGCAAGATGGTTTCTCAAGACGGCTATCCGCCGCAACCCGGGCCGCCGACACCGATCCCAGTCCGCTGGGAAGCCAAACGCCGGTTGGTACGCGACCGGCAAGGCCAGGAAGTAGTCTCCGAGGCCCGGGTTTTCTGCATCGCTGACGTGCAGCCCGGCGACATCCTCGAGTACGGTGGCCGCGACTGGCCGGTGATAGCGGTCAGTGAAGCGGTGACTCTCGAAGGCAAGACCGCATTCCGGGAGGTGGCGATCTGATGTGGCGTAATTGGCGTGGTGAAGACGCCAAGAGGATCGCCCGGGCTGCCGCCATGAAGGCCCTCCACAGCGGGGCGGAAGCGGTCCTCTCGGAAGCCATCAACGAGACCCCTATACTGACTGGCACACTTCGGCGTTCCGGCACAGTGATCGACGCCCCAGGCGAAGGGGCTGTGTACGTGTCTTTCAGCACGCCCTATGCCGTGAAGCAACACGAAGACCTGACTCTTAACCACCCCCGCGGAGGCAAGGCCAAGTACCTGGAAGACCCGTTGAAACGCAACATCAACAAGGTCAAGAGGCTGGTCGAACTGAAAGTTCAGCAAGCTCTCCGGGACGCGAGGTGATGATATGCTACTGGACGACATAGAGACATACTTGCTTGCCCAGGGCGTGATCGGCGAAATCACCAAGGGGCACCGTCCTGACCAGCCTGATAACCTGATCGCTCTATTCCCGACGGGGGGCTTCAGCCACGACCTGAATCTACCCGATGTCCGCCCAACTATTCAGGTGCTTGTTCGCGACGCCGTGTACGAGGCCGCATACTCCCGCATCTGGGCCCTCTACAACCTGCTCGACAAACCTGGCGATAAACTCATCGTGTCGGGTGGACGGCGAATGGTACCCCAGGCCATGCAGCCGCCAGCGTTCTTGGAGTTCGACGCTAACAACCGGTCAGTGTTTGTGTTCAATGTCGCTCTTTGGACCTCTCGCGATTAGAGATTGGAGGAATGACAGGTGTCTGTGACCATACCAACCGAAACAAAGATCTTGCGGCTTACGGACTGTAAGATTTCGCCACTGGATACTGATGAGAGTTCTGCGCCCACGTATAAGATGTCAATCGATGTCCCCGGCATTCAGACTCTTGAGCTTACTCCTGAGATGGAGACCAAGGAGCTTGAGGGAGATGGGGATATCCTCGACATCTTTGCCCGCGTCAAGAAGATCAACTGGACCTGGAACAACGCTAAGGTGCCGCTGAAAGTGTTGGAGGCAGCGCTGGGTGGGAAAGTGACTGGCGACGGGGAGACCCCAAATCAGAAGCAGACCTACTCGCTTGGAAACGACAACGCAGCTTGGTTCAAGATCGAAGGGCAGGCCGTCTACGCTGATGACGGTGTCGGAGACGTGCACGTCGTTCTGTATAAGTGCAAGTGCACGGGAGGAGTAGCTTTCACGTTAGGAAACGAGTTCGCTGTCCTACGAGCCAGCGGTACGGCAATCCGGACCATCTCCGACAAGAGGCTCCTCGACATTGTCTTCAACGAAACTAAGACCGACATCACCTAGGAGGAAAGATATGCCAGCAAGCGATGTGCGCTCGAAAGGTATTCCCATCGAGCTCGACAAGCCCCGTCGCCTTAGGTACGACTTCAACGCCCTCGCGCTCCTGGAAGACAAGTTCGGAAGCTTGGATGCGGCCCTGGAGGAGCTCGGCAAAAAGGGGACCATCAAGGGCATCCGCACGCTTCTGCATGTCGGCCTGGTGCATGAGGATCCCACTCTCACCGAGTACCAGGTGGGTAAGGCGATCACGTTCGAAGACCTGCCCCGCGTAGTACAGGCTATCGGCGACGCCTTCAAGGAGGCCTTCCCGAAGGTGGACCCTCCGAAGCCTCCGGAAAC